CTTGGCCAGCGCCGCCGCCTCGTCTTCCAGGGCGGAGAGATACTGACTTTCGATCTCGACGATCTTGGGGATGTTGTTGTAGACCGAGGCGCGGAGGATTCCGCGCTTCGGCTGGTTCCGCGTGCCGAGCTCTTGCTGCTCGCCGTACCAGGTCGCGTGCTTGATCCCGACCTGCAGGTCGGTGTCCTTGCGCCGGACCCAGTACTGAAACGCGGAAGTCCGGCCGCGGACGCGGCGGCTGTGCTTCATGCCGGGGAGCTGCATCGCTTCCGCGTTGCAGGTCCTGGTCACGAAGCGGCCGACGTCGCGCAGCGCGGCGCGGGTGAGCTCGGTGATGGTGTATTGCGCCCGGTCGACGCTGCTGGTGTAGGTCACGCCGTTCTTGTCGAACTTGACGACGGATTTCGGGACGGCCACGGGATCGCCTCCTTCACGCCGTCGGGACGGCGGTCGGGTTGATCTCTCGGACCGCCGTGATCTCCAGCTTGATGCCGGTCCGGTAGGTCCTCAAAACGGAAAAGCGGAGGCCGCGCCAGCTCAGCAGCAGCTCGCCGGCGTAGTCGGCCACGTCGGTCAAAACGAACTTGATCTCCGGCTTTAGGCCGACGGCCTGCGCCTGATAAAATTCTTTTGTTCCGATGCTCTTGGTCTCGCAGAAAACGGAGCGGGTCGTCTCGGTGATCACGGGGTCGCCGTAGGCGTCCACGCCGCGCTGCTGCGCGATCAGGTCGATCACGTCAGTCTGCCACATCTGCCGGTTCGCCTCCGTAGCCGGCGGCCATCTGCAGGCAGCCTTTCTGCGCGTCGTAGCGCTTCAGGTATGCCGCGGCCGCGTCGGTGTCGTCTGTGAACTCGCGCCGGCACCAGAGCTTAATGGCGCCCAGGATCAGCGGGTCCGTTTCGTCCGGGTCTGCTATCCCGCAGACGGCGAGATCCGCGAGGCAGGCCTCGATCTGCTCCTCCAGCTCCGCGTCCAGGGCGCTGTGCGCGATGCGAAGGTTGAGCTTGACCGCTGCCAGCGTTGCTTCGCGGGTGTTCGTCTGGATTGCCATGTTTTAGCCTCCTTGCGGGTATGCCTCCCGACCGGGAAGACCCGGCCGGGAGGCGGTTGTGGTGGTGTTTACGCGGACGGCGCTGCCATGAGGCCGGCGGCGATCAGCGCGTCCAGGAGCGCCTTGAACTCGGCGGCGGTCGGCGCGGCGCCGGCGGCGGTCGGGACGTTGGCGGCCTGGGTGATGGTGACGCCGTTCAATTTCAGCGAGGCCGCTTCCAGGGTCCCGCCGATGACGGTCTTTGCGCCGCCCTGCTCGGTGTAATTAGCGACGTTGTAAGACATCTGTCACGCCCTCCTTCGATCAGCCGGCGGACATGACCAGCGTGGCCAGCTTCTGCACGTCGGCCACGTTGCTGTCGATCTCGATCCAGCCGACGACGCCGACGGCGTGCTGCGTGGCGTATTTCTCGCGCAGCACTTCGACGGAGATGTCCTCGTGGATGTTGACGGCCAGGCCGGAATAGTCGCCGTAGAGGACGGCTTTCGCGGCGCTGGTGATAGTCGGCATATTCTCGGAGAGATAGACCGGCTTGCCGAGCAGACGGTAGGGGAACTCCAGCGAGAAATCGGTTCCGGCGATGTAGGTGCCGTCGCCGTATTTCAGCTTTTTGACCGCGGTCCAGGTGGCCGGGTTCATGGTCCAGCAGGCGTTGGCCTGGTAGACCTGCGGGATCTTGCCCTGCAGCTCGATCAGGTTGTCCGCGCTGATGGCGGAGGTGCTGCCGGCGTTCATCGTGTTACTCGTGGCCAGCGCACCGGTGCAATGGTTGTAGCCGCTGCCGGTGCCGGCGAGCAGCTCGCCCTCGACGTAGGCGGCAATGCTCCGGGCCATCTTGTCGACGATCCAGGAGACGACGTCCACGTCGGCGCTGTTGATCAGCGAGCGGGAGACCAGCGTCAGGGCGCCGATCAGGTAGCCGCCCAGGCTGACGGAGCCGAAGGCGCCGCTGTCGGCGGTCAGATCCTCGAACTCGCTGGCATAGCCGACGGCGATGTTGTGGGTCGTGTTGGCGTTGCCCCAGACCGGGACCTTCAGCGTGCCTTTGACGTGGTAGACGTCAGCGCCGGCCAGGATCGGGCAGACCTCCTTGACCTTGTCGACGATGCGGCGGGCGACGGAGGTCGGCAGAACGCCGGCGCCGTTGGTCATGCTCAGGTTCTGCTCGCCGGAGCGCATCTGCTGGACGGTGCCGCGGATGTAGCCGGCGAAGGCGCGGATCTCCGCGTCCTCGGTGGTCTGGGTGCTGACGGTTTCGACGGCCTTCACCGGCTGCACGCCGGTGGCGATGCGGGAGCGCAGCGCCTGGCGAGACTGCAGCTCGGTTTCGAGCGCGGTCCGCTCGGCGGTCAGGGTGTCGACCTCGGTCTCCAGGGCGGCCAGGGCGTCGCCGGTGGCGGTGTCCACTTCCTGGGCGATGGCAGCGAGGCGGGCGTTGATTTCTTCGATGCGGGTCATGGTGTTTTCTCCTTCTTCAAATTTTGGTTTTGAGCCGGATCTGTCTCCGGCGGATCTCAAGCTCTGCCTCTCTCCGGGCGATCTCGTCTCTCACTCCGGTGACGAGATCACGAGCGTTGATTTCGGTTTCGTTGTTGGCCGGGATGCTGACGACGCTGACGTCGTAGATCTTCGGCACCTTCGTGTGGACGATGGTGATGTCCTTGCTGCCCTCGGTCCGCTCTATGCGGTATTCGCCGAGGCGGAAGCGCCAGCTCATCTTGGTCAGCATTTTGGCGCGGATGTCGTCGTAGAGCCCGCGCGCCAGCTCGGTGCGGTCCAGGTCGGCGGCCATAAACAGGCCGTCCGCGGTCGGCTCCACCAGCAGCGTGCCGTTGGTGGTCCTGGCGAAGACGCGGCCGGCGTGGTCGAACTGGAGGATCACGTCGCTCATGTCCGTCTCGTTGAAGGCGGACGGCTCAAAGCGCTCGTAGGTCCGCCCATAATCGCCGTCGTCAAAAAGCAGGTATGTGTCGTAGCGGGCGGCGTAACCTTCGACGTAGCGGTCCGACGCGATCCGCGGCTCCTGGTCTCCCTCAAGGGCAGCCAGCACCATGAGGCGCTGCTGCGCCTGGTCCTTGAACTTGAATTTCTCTTTAGGCGTTGCCATTGCTGTCTCCTTCCTCCGGCGCGGGGTCCGCGCCGAGCTGGTTGATCTCGGTGTATTCCTTCCGGATATATCGGCGCTCGCCCTCCGGCCCTTCGATGTGCGGAAGGTTCCAGATATCCATGATCTGGTTCAGCGTCAGGATGCCGCGGTCGAACATCTGGCTGCTCATTTCGAGTTTGTCTTTGGTGGCCATGTACTGCAGCCGGTTGCTGGACCACTGGATGCCATTGCCGCGGGCCCGCTCCAGGTCGGTGTAGGTCATGCAGGTCATGGCCAGGCTGAGCTGGATGGCGAAGGGCTCGATCTTGCCCTCGTAATAGGCCGACCATGCGTCGCCGACCGACTTATTCTGGAGGATCTCCTCGTTGGTCCCGAAGTAGTCAAAGACGCGCGTCTGGATCACACGCATCTGCTCGGCGTCGACCGTCTGCGGGTTGCTTTTGATCTGCTGCACGTTGGAGTAGGTGTTCGGGAAAAGCGCCAGGGTGCCGCTGTCCGGTCCGAAGTTGTTTTCCACGAAGCGCTCGCGCTCTTTCTTCAGATCTTCCGCTTTGCTCCAGTTGCTGACGGTGGCCATGAACCGGAACGCGGCGCTGCTCTTGATGCCCTCCTCGATGCCCTGCCGTTGCAGGTCCAGGAGCTGCATGGTCGGCGTCAGGGCCCGGTTGTCTTCGCCCACCAGGTCCTTGTGATACAGGTATTTGCTGACCACGCCGACGCGGGAGAGCTCCATCGCGCCCTTGTTGCCGTCGTTGAACGTGTAGCGGACCCAGGGCTCCGGGTCTCCTTCGACATTGACGAGCTCGACGCGCTGCGGGTCCAGCGGGTAATAGCCGACGATCCGGTCCCGGTCGTCCAGGAGCGGGACGATCCAGGCCGTGTTCTGCGCCTCGTAGATCGTGGCCACTTTGTAGAGAAATTGCGCGGCCGTCATAAAGTAGTTGACTTTGTTGTCCAGGAGCCGCTGCACGCCGGGCAGGTCGGCGCCGGAAACGGTCGGCAGCAGCTTGCTGGCGTGCGTGGCGAACGTGTGGATGCAGCTCCGGGTGAGCTCCATCTCGTAGACGCCGCCGTCGTAGCTGGTCCAGGCCGGCGTGTAGCCGTCCAGCATTTTGAAATAGCCGGCGATCTCCCGGCGGACCTTCCGCGGGACAAAAAGCAAGGCGAACGCCTCACGCGCCCGCGTTGCAAGGTTGGCCATGTTTGTGCCCTCCTCTATTCGTTCCGGAGCTGCGCTCCGATCTGCTCGCTCCATTTCTGGCGCACCGTCAGCGCGTCCAGGACGGCCACGAAGCCGTCGATGTGGGTGCGGCTCTCTATCTTCACCGGCCGGACCTTCCGGGTCTCCTCGTTTTGCTTCATGGCGACGTTCAGAAAGTGTGCCTTCAGGACGTTGTTGGTGCCGAGCCGCAGGGTGCCGTCCCGGAGGAGGCCCTCGGCCTCCCGGATCACCGGCGTTAGGTTCTCTCCTTGAAAAACGTCGTCCATATGGAAGCCGTAGGCGCGCATATCCTGGACGAGATACTGCGCGGAATATCGGTCATATCCGACCTGAAGCGGGAGGATCTCGTAGTCTTCGACGAGATGCCGAAACCAGGCGAAGCAGTCCTCGTAGTCGACATAGTTTTCGCCGGACGGCGTGATCAGGCCCTGCTGGACGTAGATCCGATAAGGCACGCCCTCCCGCTCCTGGAGCTCGTCGATCTTCGACGACGGCATGAAGAAGCGGGCGAAGGAATAGATCTTCCCGCCGCGCTCGATCAGGACGCAGCAGGCCGTCAGGTCCGTCGTCTGAGACAGGTCGATGCCTCCGACGCAGTAGGAGGAGCGGAAGTCCTCCAGCGTGTACTCGTCGCCGGTTGCGTTGTCGACGATCTCGTAGGGAAGCCAGGCCTGTGTACTGCTTTGCTTGATGTTGCAGTACTTCGTCAGGAACTCGGCGCGCTTGCTCATGCTGTTCCGGGCGATGGCGATCTCGTCCCGGAAGTAAGACGCCGGCACGCTGACGTTCATGTTGGGATTGCTCTTTTTTAGCTCGTCCAGATCGTCCCATTTGCCGGGATCGTCTACGACGTAAAGAATGGGCAGCAGGCGCGTCTCGTCGCTGCTGCCCATGAGGACCGCGGTGCTTCTCACCATGAGGTCGTCAAAGGGTCCGTCGTTAACATATCCGGCAGTTGAGATGCCCAGGATCAGCGGCTGCCGCCGCGAGCCCAGGGCGCTGGTCATGACGTCATACTGTTTCCGGCCGAGCTCTGCCGGCCAGCTCGCGATCTCGTCGCAGATCGTCAGGTGCGGGTTGAAGCCGTCCGACTTCCTGGCGTTGAAGGCAAGCGGCCGGATCGATGTGTTCGTCGTGCTGAGGTAGATGTCCGACCGGCGCTTTTGTGCCAGGGCTGCCAGATCCGGCTCCGCCTGGACCATCTTCGTGAAGTTGTCGAAGACGATGCTTGCCTGCTCCAGCTTCGGTGCAAGGCAGAAACACTTGGCGCCATACTCGCCGTCCATGTATGCCATGTAAGCGATGATCGACGAGGCAAGGATGCTCTTGCCGTTCTTTCGGCCCATGACCATAAAGACCTCGCGGAAGACGCGAAGGCCAAAGTTGTCGACGATCCCGAAGATCAGGCTGATCGTCGCCTTCTGCCAGAGCTCCAGGCGGATGAGATCGGAGCGACCTTCGCAGTGGTGGCAGAGGGTCTCGATAAACCGGATCGCCCTGGTCGCTTTCTTCTCGTCGAAGAAGCAGACGCCGGTATCCAGGTTGTGGAGGATCTTTCGGTAAAGTAGCTTGATCCACTTCCCGGCGATGATCTCGCCGGAGAAGATCTTCTCCGCGTATTCGGAGATCGCGCCGTAATTCACTCTTTCATCAGCTCCGCCAGCTTGCTCTTGCGCTGCGTCGGCGGGACCATTTCAAGCAGCGACTTCATGATCGCCGTGAGGTTCTTCGTCAGGACGCTGTGCACGTCCGCCTCGCTGCTGCGCTTTATGCCGCGCTGGTCGTGGCCGTTCTGGTATTCCTCGGTCCAGCCTTTCTCGTTGAGGACCTCCTCCAGATCCTGAAGGTTGACGGTTATAAACGCCGCGCGGTCGATCAGCGACTGGCACGCCTTGAGTTTGTTGTCGTCCAGGTCGCGGAAGATTTTGAGAAGTCGACGCCGTTCCTTCCCGATTCGATTCGTCTTGTCCGATTTCTCCACACCTACACCCCCCTCACGATATATTCAGGGCTTTTCTGAGC